CGTATCCGCGTCAGGACCTTGCACGAATACATGCTGACCTTATGGATGCAGGAGCTTTAGGCGTGGGTTGGGTTATTGCTTTCCCACAAGAAGATAGATTCGGTGGTGACCAAGCCTTTGCAGACACACTTATACAAGGGCCTAGTGTACTAGCAATGTTTGAAAACCCTAATGGTAATTACCCACCTACTACAGGCACAGTTATATTAGGTGATGGCATACCTGTAGAAGCATACAAAAGTGAAGGTGTGTTAGGCAACGTGCCTGTGCTAGCAGAGTCTGCATACCAGGGGATCGCAGTTGCACGAACCGATGCAGATAACTTAGTACGTAGACTACCATTGTTAGTACAAACAGAAGATGGTTGGACTCCGTCTTTTGCTATAGAGATTATAAAAATGATTGGGGGTGCAGACACTTATATAATTAGGACCGACCAAGGACAAATAACAGAGCTTAGTGTACCTGGGTATGGAGAGATACCTGTAGATAATCTAGGCAGACGTTGGGTATCGTGGATAGATACACCAACTACAACTCTGGCAGAAAAAGATGTTGCTGATAAATTTGTATTAGTAGGAGTAACAGCTAAAGGTGTCATGCCACAGATAGCTACACCTGCAGGTCTTAAGTACCCGCATCACGTACAAGCGGCCCTGGCAGAAAGCATGACCGTAGATGTACCACAGATCCCAGGTGCATCACTACTATATGAATTACTTATATTAGTAGCAGTCTTATCATTAGCAATAGTTATAATACGATTCTCACCTGTTACAGCTTCTATGGCGGGGGTCGGGCTTTTATATTGCGTGCAAGCTGCAGCTGCTATGATCTTGGCACGTAACAATATACTTATAGATTTTAGTTATAGTGCATTATCAATGACACTTATATCTGTACAAGAGTTCTGGTTACGCTTTGGTGAGCAATACAAACTAAGACAACAGATAAAGAAACAGTTTGAACATTACCTAGACCCGAGGCAAGTAAAGAGATTGCAAGAGGACCCTAACCTATTACAGTTAGGGGGAGAAAAAAGGTATTGTACTTTTTTATTTACAGACGTGCGTGGGTTTACATCTCTGTCTGAAAAACTAACACCCGAAGAAGTAACAGATATAATGAACAAAGTTTTAACTAAACAAGTTGAGTGCATCCAGGCCCACGGTGGCATGGTTGACAAATTCATAGGCGACGCATGTATGGCCATCTTCAATTCCCCCCTATATGTAGATGAACATGAGCAACGTGCCGTCGCCTGTGCCCAGGATATGCGTACGGCTATCCGCCTGCTGCAGAAAGAGTTGCCCGAACCGATTGCTATTGGTATAGGTGTAAACTCTGGTGAAGCTGTAGTAGGTAACATGGGCTCGGACACTAGGTTTGACTATTCAGCTATAGGTGATGCTGTAAATACAGCTGCAAGATTAGAGTCAGCAACTAAAGAAGCTGGAGTTGATATACTTATAGGTGAGTCTACCGCTGATAAAGTTGGAAACCTACCTTACGTAGGATCTATAACAGTAAAAGGTAAAGAAGACCCTCTGCTCGTGTATACTATTTAGATGGCAAGGAACTATAAGAAAGAATATAAAAACTACCAAGGCAAACCTGAGCAAAAGAAACGTCGTGCTATGCGAAATAAAGTTAGACGAATGCTAACAAAGGCAGGCAAAGTTAAGAAGGGAGATGGGAAAGATGTACATCATAAAGATGGAAACCCAATGAATTCTAAAAAATCTAACTTAAAAGTAGTTAGACGATCAAAAAACCGTTCTTTCGCCAGAAATCGCAAAGCTGGCAAAAAATGACCTCACAGAATCGCGCGTAACGCATTTTGTTAAGGTACCCAAGGCCTTAGGTCCAAAACTACGAATAAATGTCTGGCGGGCTTGTGCGTGCGTCCTCTGCGTTTTCTTCTTTTTCGAGTGTTTCAATGAGCTTATTTAGGTACCATTGTGCTTTTAGCACGTCTTGTAGTCCTTTTTTAGCTTCATAACGCCACATATACTTTTGAATGTTACCTTTTAGATAACCTTTGAACGCCTCGGGCGTCATACTTTCTTCGATTGCCACAATACATTCCACGTTCCCTGTGTTGTAATGCGGAGGTGAGTTTACATAATCAGTCATTTGTTCCTCCTAAACAAAAATGAGTCAGTCCTTCTATAAACATTGTAAATGGAATAGATTCTTTTTGGAATTGTTTTAACGTAATAAATTTTAGATCAAAGTCTTCGGTTATGAAAACTTGGTTTTTGCAGGCAAGTACTGCGTATACGAATATATTAAATTGTTTTTGACGTTTCAGCCAGATGCGTTGTTGTTCTGATAAGTTAAATTTTATTTTGGAATTGTCACGGCTAGGAAGTTTTTCTGTGTATTTATATTCAATCCAGCAGTGGTTGCTTGGTCCTGAATAGTAGGTGTCGGGAACACCGCCGTGGTAAGGGTCGTTGATTTTCCATCGATAGATGGTTTTGGGAAGATGCTTGTGCACCTTGTTGATGAACTCCTTTTCTTTCACATAAGGAGCGTAACACGTTCGTGCCTACGACACAATCTGTCGCAGGCCGAACGCACGTAAGTTACTTAGCGAATGAGGTTTCGTAGAAAGCCTTAACCTTGTTATAGATTTCGTCTTTCAACCAGTCAACACCACTAATGTCGATGTTAACCCATGAACCCTTAGCATTGCTTTGTGGTACAGAAGCCATCTTCCACAAGAAAGAGAACCTGTCTCCACCCTGCTTCATGATTTTGGTATTCCATTCTCTAGATACCTTGAGCTTCGATGAAGCACAGTCAAATAGAAAAGGTATGTCAGATATTTCTGCAGTCTTTTCGTCTAACCTTAGTAAGGTATGGATTTGAGTCTGAGTAATATCGTGCTTCTCTAGCTCTAAGTTATTATCACTTAGGTAGTTTTCAGCTTCGGTTCTTGTTGGGAAGTTCCCTACAAGTCCGCCACCTTCTTCACGCTTTCTCCACACCACAAATTCTTCTTTGAAGTGCACATTCACTACGTACATAGATGAACCGTAGTTTTCACCAGTTACAGTATTAATGAAGTCACCCTCTTGGGCTCCGTCAATATACTCACTATGGTTTTTATCTACTTCGTTATTCATCTTCTGTAGAAGTTTTACCCTCGGTACCGATATATGTTCCGAAGATACATTCTCGTTACCTAGTTTAGATCCCGCTTTTACATGAGCCGGGACTTTGCTCGTTACTACGCTTATTTCGTTTGACATCGTTATTTCTCCTTTCGTCATTCGTTTATCGTTATTATTATGTTGACCTAAAATTAATTTTGGTCAACTCCGTGCTTTCAACCCCAGGGATATCATCCCCAAGACCGATAGCTTCCCTATAGGCAGTGGCTGACATACGTTTTTGTAGTAGCTCAAACCTTTTAGTTTTTGCTACGTACTCTTGTAACGCATCCCAGTCATCGACTGTAGGTACAATCTCCTTTTTAAGGGAGAGTGTTCGTCCACCATTAGATATTTTCTCAAGACCTTCGTCTTGCATTCTAATGGCTATCTGTGCTTCGAGCTCTCGCTTTTGCACATTGTATTCTTTCTCTTGTGCTTTCAGGTCTGTAATACCCTCACGCACTCTGCCGTACTCGGCTAATAAGTCATTTAGTTTCTTTGCCATGTCCTACCTCCTGTAATATAGACAATAAGTTTTCCATTCGCCCTAGCTTAGTATTAAGCTTTTTATACACCTCGGGCTCCCAAGTGTTTCTCGCTTGTATAAGTATAGTTTCGGTCTTTTGTGTTTGACCTGCTCTATGTATACGTTGGTTGAATTGTTGAAAGTGTTCTGCATTGTATGTAGGAGAACACCATATGATTGTGTTAGCTTTGGTCAGTGTCAAACCATGACCTGCTGACTGTGGATGACACAATAGCATTTTGATTTGACCAGCTTGGAATCGTGTGACTATGTCTTTTCTCTTCTCAGCTTTGACCGTACCATCTATAACTTCATACGTTACACCTTGTTTTTCTGCTAGCTCAATCAGTGCGTCACGTTCGTGTCGCCAGTTGAATGCTACCAGGGTATGTGCACGTTGTTCTACAAGAGTCATAACTATGTCATAACGTTCTTGATGAATGAACTGCACCAACTTGTCTTCGTCGTAGACTGCGCCTGTAACTAGCTGCAGGAGCTTTTTGACACGAGCACCCGCATGTACAGCATTGACTGTTCCTGTTTTAGTATACAAAACAGAATCGTCAGCAAGGAGTTTGTATTTTTGCTGTACTTGCTTGGACAAGTTAGTGTTGATTGTACGTGTTACATTGTCAGGTAGATCCATACACTCTGACAGTGCGTAACGTATTGTTATGTCACGCAGTCTAATAGCAACTGCGTCTTCGGCATCAGGCTTGTCTATCCACTCATTGGCAAAGCCATTGAACTTAGGTGTACAAACCTGTGACCTGAATTGAAAGAACCTAGCAC